AAAAAAAAAAAAAAAAAAAAAAAAAAAAAGAAAAAAATTTTTTAAAATAATTTTAGATTTATAAGTCAACTGCATTTTCAGTAAAAAAATGCTAATGTTCAACTATGTATTTTTTAAACTTATAGTAAGTTTAAAAAAAATATATATTTTTTTAGTTATCAATACCTGGTAAAACTGCATCTTCAACAAGAAATTTGATGAAATTATCTTGTCTTTCTTCTGTGGATTCCTTGATACCTGCTTCTTCTCTTGCTTTCATATACTTTTCATAATATGTATCCTTAAAAGTTGGATTTTCTAAATCCATTTTAGAAACCTCTTCTCTAGTTTTTACAATGATACTTTTAATTTCATCCAACTTCTTAAGATGTTCTAAGTAAGTGAAACTTAATTGCGCCTTCTTTACTCTTAAAGTGATATAATTTTCATATTCATCAGGTGAATCTCTCTTTGATTCGGCAAGTAGCAATTCTTCTCTTTCTTTGATTTCTCTAACTTCCTGCTGTTCTTTTTCCTTCTTTTCCTTAATACTACTAGAAATTGTCTTTGTTGTTTCCTTTCTAATATCAACTTCAGTTGTTTCAGCTGAATAACTACTACTAATAGTAATTGGAAAAGGTCTTCCAACATATGTATGGTAAATTTGATGATAAGAATCAACATTTCTAATTAGAAATTCAGCTCTTTGATTTGCTTCCATTTCAGATGCGAAATTTCCACGAAGCTTTGCAAAACCAAAAACCCCATTTTCATTAGGAGTTGCACCTTTTGCTGGAACGAAAGAAATCAATCCAATATTTTGTAAAGCAATAGCAGGATCACTATATGTTTTATCAATCTTTGGAAATTTATCTGTGAATGCAGTATTATTCAATGTTTCAATTGCAATATTTGCCTCATCATTAGTCAATGGGGGGGAAGATTGATCAGGTTTCCATTTATTATTAAGATCTCTATCTTCAGGAGAAGTTAATGAACTTTCTTTGTTTGTTGATGTCATTTTATGTATTTTATGTATATTTTTTTTAATCTTTAAATTTCTTTTTTAACGTTATTGATAATTTTATCACTTAAATTTTTAAGAGCAGATATTGTTTTAATAGCATAAAATTCGTTTTCATCGTCTAATTTATGAGAGAAAAACCACCTTTACCTATTTTCTTTGATATTTTATAATTACCAATAATATAATTAGACATTAATTATATTTACTTTCTTTAACTTTCTTTTTGATTTACTTCTTTTTTTTAACTTTCTTTTTGATTTACTTCTTTTCTTTAACTTTCTTTTTGATTTACTTTTTCTCGATTTACCGTCGTATAGTTTATTATATGTATATGTATTTATAATGTTTTCTATTTCTTCTATCAATTGTTTATTTATATTTTGTTGAAGAATTCTATGCAATTTTTTTACTAATAAATAGAAATTATCACTTTCGTTCATATTTTTAAATTCATTTATATTGTATTTAATATTATCATTTACAATATTTATAATAGTATCTTTATACCATTCTGATATTTTAAAATTTTTTCTCTTAAGTTCTTCTTTCCTATCTTCAAATATTTTTGCTTTGTTATACTCAGACATTTTATTCCATTTTTTAAAAAAAATTAATTCCAATATTTTAGCACTACGATCATTTTTCTCAAAAAAATTCACAAAATTTTTGATGTTATTATTATTTTCTAAATTTAGGAATTTTTCGATTTTTTCATCATCATTAAAATAATATAATAAAATATTTCTAATAATATTTATTTCTTCCTCAGTTATAATAATTTTAGGAGAAACAGGAGACATTTTTTATATTAGAAAAATAAAATAAATTTTTTTTTTATAATTTTTTTTTAGACTGAAAGTCTTAAATATATATCGTCAATTTTTTCTTTGATTTGTTTAATGAGTAATGTGTATCCAATATTATTTTTATCTAATTTTTTTTCAATTTTATCAAGTTTATCTAGAAATTCTTTATCATCAATCTTTTCATCTGTTTGTTTAGGTTGAATTTTTGTATTATTATCAGATTTTTTTAGTTTACTGAGATATAAAAAACATGTGTGAATAACGCCATTTCCTTCTAAAGGAATAAAAGGTAAAATTTCACTTGAAATTAAACCAATACTTGAAGCAATCGCTATGATAAAAGAAATATTGTCTGACATTTTTTTTATTTTTAACAAACGAAAATATAATTTTGATTTTTTTCATATTATTATTTTTACATTTAAAAAAATATATACAATATGACTTTTTTATGTACAAAAAATAAACATGAATTAGATGATAGAATTCGGTTTCAAGAGAAAGGTCATAAATATTGGATTGATAATGATTCAACTGATGTTATATCAGTAACTACATATATAAAATCTTTTTTTGAAGAATTTGATACAGATAGGGTTATTAGTGGAATTTTAAAAAAATATGAGTATCATAATGATCCAAGTTATAAATATTACAAGATGGATCCAGAACTAATAAAATATATGTGGGAAAAAAATAGAGATGAAAGTTCAGGTAAAGGAACAGATTTACATAAAAATATTGAAGATTTTTATAATAATTTATATCCAGATGATGATTCTATAGAATTTGAATATTTCCTAAATTTTTACAAAGAACATAATGATAAATATGAAATATACCGAACAGAATTTTTAGTTTTTTCAGAAATTTTAAAAATAACAGGTTCAATAGATGCTTTATTTCAAAATATAGATAATGGAACATTTTCAATATTTGACTGGAAAAGAAGTAAGGAAATAAAGAAGGAATCTTATATGGATAAGAAAGGAAAATTTCCAATGGAAAACATTTTGGATTGTAATTATTATCATTATTCATTACAATTAAATTTATATAGAATACTTTTAGAAAGATTTTATAATATTCATATTACGGAATTATTTCTAGTAATTTTACATCCAGACAATTCAAATTATTTGAAAATATCAGTTAATATGATGGATGATGAGGCTGAGTTACTTTTATTATTTAGAATAAAAGAATTAATAGAGAAAGGATATCAATCAGAAAGATTTGAATCATTAGAATTTTTAGAAAAAAATAAACTAAAAATTGAAAAAATAGATGAAACAAGAAATAATTTACAAGGTATGATGACATCTAATAATAATTACGATTACGAAGATAATGATGATGATGATATTGTAATAGTTCCATTACTTAAAAAAAAGAATATCGAGATTCCAGAAGAAAAAAAAGTTGAAAATAATTTATCTAATAAAGGTAAAAAATGGTCAGAAGAAGATGATAAAACTTTGATGGAATCTGTAAAAAATGAAGAAAGTATTGAAAATTTGAGTTTGATTTACAAGAGATCTTGCGGTGCAATTAAATTACGTATTATACATAATGTATTAAAAGAGACAATAAATGATGAAGATATAATGGAGTATTGTGAAAGTATACCTCAAATAAAATACACTGATGTTATAGAATATAAGAAGAATAAATTGGAATCTGAAAAAGATAAAAAAAAAATAGAATCTCTTGATAAACTCAAATACAAACCTATAAAAGGTGGTTTATCAGAAAAACAACAGCAAGCTTACAACTTGATTATGAAAGGAAAGAATGTGTTTATTACCTCACCGGGAGGATATGGAAAAAGTTATTTGATAAAGAAAATAGCTTACGAATTCAGGTCATTAAAAATTGGAGTTACATCGACAACTGGTACAAGTGCAATTCTTATAGGTGGTACAACAATTCATTCTTTTCTAGGAATTGGGCTTGGAAATGCATCAGTTGAAAAACTTTATATGATGATAAAAAATAAATCTTATATTTGTAAAAGATGGAAAGAATTAGATGTTCTTATTATAGATGAAATATCTATGTTAGATCCGGCTCTATTTGATAAACTCGAACAACTTGCGAGAACAATTAGAAAGAATGATGAAGTTTTTGGTGGTATACAACTCATCTTAAGTGGAGATTTCTTTCAGTTACCAGTTGTCCAATCTGAATTTTTTTGCTTCGATGCAACTTGTTGGAATGAGTGTATACCAAGAGAACATATAATTCAACTTGACGTTAATTTTCGACAAGATGATAATGAATTTCAAAGAATATTGAATGAGATAAGAAGAGGTGATGTATCAGATGAAACTATGGAAATCTTACGAACTAGGGAAGATGCTATTCTTGAAAATAGTCATGGAATAATTGCAACAAAAATATTTGCATTAAATCGTGATGTAGATGAATATAATGAAAAAGCTATTAATGAGTTATGTTTTAAAAATCCTGAGTTAGAATTTTTTCAATACGATTTGACGTATGACATAATAAAAAAGAGTATGAAAAATTTTGATTTTGAAGAAAAATTAAGGAAAAATTGTAATGTTCCAATGGAATTACAATTATGTGTAGGAGCACAAGTAATGCTTCTTTATAATTTAGATCTTGAGAATGGTTTATGTAATGGAAGTCGAGGAGTTGTAATAGGTTTTGATGCAGAATTACCAGTTGTAAAGTTTTTAAATGGAAAGACGGTTTTAATTAATTACAATACTTGGACAATTGAAGAAAATTGTGGTGAACCTATACTTATGTATAGTCAAATACCATTACGTATTTCGTATGCAATAACAGCGCATCGTTCGCAGGGTTTAAGTATTGATTATGCAGAAGTAAGTCTAGATAATATATTCGCGGATGGACAGGCATATGTATCTTTATCTCGCGTGAGAACATTAGATGGATTGTGTATAAGAAATTTAAATAGAGAGTGTTTTCGATGTAACTCACGAGTATTGGAATTTTATAATTCTTTGAATGAAATTTAACTTGAAAAAAAATATGTCAAATAAAATATTATCTAAATTAAAAAAAAATTATTATATTAAATTTAATATAATAAAATGTCTTACAATTATGTATCAAAAGATATCAATAATACAAATAATAAACCACCATCTTATTATAAAAATAATAGTCGAGTTTTTAAAACCGTAGATGAGAAATTAACAGTTCTTTATGATATTATTTCAAATAATGATATACTTTCACCTTTTGGTTCAGCTACTGATATTGGAAACGTTTATTTAGAAACATATGTACCTTTAAATGGTAAACTTTTTCAAATTGTATATGATTCAGGTGTAAGTACTACAAGTATACCAGGTACTTCAAAAATAAGATATGAAAATACATTAAATGATACTTGGTTTCCTTGGATGAATACATTTTCAGTTCCAGTAGGATTCACTGGGTTTTATACTTCAGCGATAGGTCCACCGGGACCACAAGGACCGCAAGGACCACAAGGACCACCTGGAATAATTACAAATACAAGTGGAACTATTTTATCAGGAACTACAGGTCCAACAGGTCCAACAGGACCACAAGGATCACAAGGACCGCAAGGACCAACTGGTCCTAGAGGAAACGATGGTTTACAGGGTCTACAAGGTCCAACAGGTCCTAAAGGAAATGATGGTTTACAAGGTCCAACAGGTCCTAAAGGAAATGATGGTTTACAGGGTCCAACAGGTCCAAGAGGAAATGATGGTTTACAGGGTCAAACAGGTCCTAGAGGAAATGATGGTTTACAGGGTCCGACGGGTCCTATAGGAAATGATGGTTTGCAGGGTCCAAAAGGTGATACTGGCCCAGCTGGAAAAGATTTTGTTTTAAATAATGATATAATAATAGCATCTATTCAATTAGGAAATACTAATTATTCAATAAATAAAGATGGTTTAATTACAACATCAGGTGTTAAAATAATTAGTTCAACGGGTGGTGCAGCAGGATTTATTTCAATTGATGATATATCAGTTTATAAAAACGATTTACAAAATTTAAAAAATATGAAAGATAGTTTAGATATAATACAAGGTGATTATGATGTTAAATTCGGACAAATTTCTAATAGAATACAAAAAATATCAACTTTAGTTGAAAATAAATTATGTATAGGTTCAACGTGTATTGATGAATTAGAATTAATTAAATTAAAGAGAACACTTTTGAATTCAAATATAGCACTTTCCGGTTTTGTAAATTTGAATTGGGAAAAAAGAATTCCTGTAGTAAATTTAATTTCTCAATTATTAATTAATGCAGAATTAACAAAAAAGAATTTTCAGGGTATATTTACTATTGGAAGTAATACTACTAATGCCACAACTTCTGTATATGTTTGGTTAAATGAAGATATAAAAACTGGTACTAGATTTGCAGGGATGACTGTTTTGCAAAATCTGAAAGGTATGAGTGTTGATGGAACTGAAGAAAAAATAGAAGTGTCATTATTACAAAATGCTGAAACAATAGAAAAATCTGATGGTTATATAACTCGTTCCGATGGATGGATATATGCAAGAAGTTCAACTACTTATCCACTATGTAATTGGACTTTAGAAAGAATATTTGATGATAGATCTGATTTACCAGAAGTTTATCACTACAATGAAGGTGGATATAATTTTACGATATTAGAAGCACAAGAAATATGTTCAACTAAATTTGGTGGAGAAATAGCTTCTATTGATCAATTAAAAGCTAGTCAAATGATGGGTGCAGATTGGTGTTCAAGTGGTTGGGTAAAATATGATAAAAATGATCCACAAACTTTAATAGCTCGTTATCCAATATCAACTAGTACACAACCCGGTTGTGGAAACGGTGGTACTGGGGTGATGTCATATTTATCCGCAAATGATTTAAATG